GGCATTTTAAAGACCTATAGGTCCATGGTAAATGGCTCCGTACTATAGACGTACGAGCGCCACTTAGCATGGTTCCATGTTAGGCCTTCAAAATCCTTAAACTTTGCTGCAACAACTGCCTTACGCATAGTTGGTGCATGTAAGTCAAAGACTGATTTGGGATGTAAGCTGAGTTCTCTGAAGAAAAACTCTACACTATCCCGTGTAATTTTACGGTAGTAATCACCTTTCTTAGACCAAAGAGGTGTATTGAGAATAGTATCCATAGCTAAATTGCCATGAGCAAAACCATCCTCGATATTGAAACCTCTTTTAAGAAATGTAGCCTCAGTTAACGGTACGAATCCAATAGGCTTAGATTTATCGTCCGAAGTTACCACGTAGCCTCTTTCATTCATACAGCTGATTACGCCTTCTGGTGTGAAATATTGTCTAATCTTTTCATGCATAGACATAAGGACATCATCACCTTGGACTATAGCTGCAACCATATTCGAGAAAGAGTTTTGGCTGGTGATAGAAATAGGCACCAATTTGTAGTAACAGTATCTGAGATTAAGGTGGTTAATGATTCCGTTTACCAACAGTGTCAAAAGTGATCCTGAAGGCATACTTCCATCCCATTTCTCAACTACGTTGAAAACTAGATGTAGGGAGTTGGTAATTTCTTTAAAGAATGTACTGCGAGCTTTAGCAAAGTCAGTACACCCATGGAACGCATACCAGTCATTTATGACTTCAAGCGCTTCTTCCATAGTTTCAACAGTGTGACATGCGTCAAACTTACTATAATCCATACATAACACCATACACTCTTTCATGCTAGGCGAAAATCTAGAAAGATCGTAAGCGACTTTGTGCCAATCTGATGAATAAGGATTCAGAGTGGTGGCAAAACCTTTCTCTATACTGTTCTTGGCAAAGAACTCAATACTTTTACCAAAGACACACTTAGTGCCTACACATAGACGCAGGCACGCACCAGAGAATAATCTTCCCTTTCCTTCGAGGAACTTCGGTATGGAAACAAGGGTATCTTTCAAATTATCTGTATATAGATATTCCAAACGAATACCTTCGTTGGCTCGACTGATACGATTCTTCATGTCGAGTTCAAATGTAGCAAAGACAGGGTTGGTACTATCCCTGGCTTTTCCAGGCCCCAACAACTCCTTCTTGAGATGTGGCTCCAAATATTTAATTGGAGCACCAGCGCTAGTACCCGAAGGTATAGCCGAGTACAAAGGATTGTGAGGATCACCATACAGAGCTTTCTCTACGGTTAAAAGTTCGGTATCAATAATCCACGGCTTACCGCAAATAAAGTCTTTAAAATCCTTCAAAGCTAAATTAGAAATATGTCTATCGTAGTTGGTTTCACGTTTGTAGTAATTGGAACGCGCAACCTTATACGGATCAATGTTTCCATTTCTCATCAAA